ACCCATACATTAACCTGTAACCTAAAAACAAAAATGCAATAGATGCTACTGAAAATAGTGCTACATTCTTTGTTAAAATCTCTGTGACATTTTTGGTTCTTACTGAACCCGCTTCTAGGGCAGTAAATCCTGCCGCCATCCACATAACCATTGCACCTGATATTAGAAAAAATATCGTGTTCAATGCATAATTTGTTTCAATCATAATTTATCCTTTTTTCATTTTATATCTAATAGTATCACACTTATATGTATTTGTCAATATGCATTTTATGGTTGTGACTTCTCTATCTCTTTCAACCAAGATGAACTACCTATCTGTGTATGCTCAAGTGCTGGTTGAAAGTTGTTTTCAGTGTTATTCATGTTCTTATTACCTTCATATGCAAGAACCCATACACAGGGCATGTCATGTATTACTTCGCATCCACCGTCCTCTCTAACACCCCCACAAGGGCCGTTGCGTATATCCTTGGGACAGTTCATAGGGCAAGACATACCAGTAGAGGAAAGTATGCAGTTACCGCACATCTTACAGTCAAAGAGGGCTTCCTTGACAACTTTCTCTATTGGTGTGATTGGAATGTATCGTACTACGAAGCGAACCTTACGTAGAGTGGCGATGAAGAAGTTGTAGAACGCATACAGATACTTTGCGTTTCTTACAGCCCATATGCGCTTACGATATTTACGTGCGAATTGCATCCTTTACTTATGGTTTTATATACTCTTCTAGTTCCTTGTATCCACCTATGTGGCGACCTGTGGATGATATGTATACCTGTGGAACTGTCTTGAGTCCTGTCTTCTCTTTGAAGTCTTTCTTTTTATCTGGTGTATCCAGTATAATGTTTAGATACTCTATATTATAGTTATGCAATAGTTTCTTTGCAGATATGCAAAAATCGCAGTTATCAGTGGTGTATATCGTAAACATATTAGTGCAGAATCCTTTTTTCTGTTTGTGAAAATTGTTGATTATCTATCTGCTTTCTTACTTGTGGAATTGATTCTGATACAACTTGTAGAAGAGTTTCCATGTCTTCATCACTCAAGCAACTTAGATACATCTGTAAGGTGGCTTTCATCATGACTCCACCCATCATGATAGGGTCTTGATATTCCTTATGCTTAGATGTAAGGAAATCAGCACACTCATCAGAGAAACGATTTATATAGTATTTTTGATCTTCATCAACCATTATTGTCTCATCATCTTATAGTCTATCTTTTTGTTATACTCTTTTTTATTTCCACAGTGAGGACACCACATGACCTTTGGTTGCCATCCATCCTTTTCCATTGCGATACTCCACCACAGCTTACACTCCCCGCAAGTGTAGTGATATAGGTATTCCATACTGGTCATACATTTTCTCCTTGATTAAGAATGTCTCCGTTATGACAAATAGCAGTGTGCGCTTCATACTGCATCTTAATTAGTGGTAAAATCTTCTCACATTCAGTAACATCTTGTACATCATATATTTCTTTTACATCTAGCGTTATGTCATATCCATGAAGCCATAGTGTTATTAGAACTGTTATCATACTTTCCATCCCTCACCAAAGTCTGTTTTATCAAATACTGCACTCGTAAACGTGTCCTCTGTTTCCTTTGATTGTCCACTATCCACGATGTTCTGTTCAGTCATCTTAACGTCAAAGAGTCTCATCTTTGCACGATCAATTCCAATGACAAAGCGTTTATTCACCGTTGGGTCATTGTATCTGTTCTTTAGTTGCTTAACTGCTATCTGGTTAAGTTCATCAAGTTCCTCGTTACTAATAAGTGCAAACATGAAGTCAGCAGTTGCAGGCAAACCAAAACTTTCAGACGTATCTTCAAGACCAATATCCGTAGATACGAAACCCGATCTAGTGGTCTGTGTTGCCGACATAATTGGTAGATTTGTCTCAACTGCCAATCCTCTAAGCTCCTCTGCAATTGACTTAATGTACATATAAGAATTGACATTGGTTGCTCCTTTAAATCTACTACTTCCACATATATTAAGGTAATCAATGAAGATAATGTCTGGTTTAAAGCTCTTCTTGATTGCAAGTTCCTTGATCAATCCTCTAAAGTGTGCAGAGTTTGCGGAAGCAGTCGGATACTCTTTCACAATCAGCTTCCCACTAGTACCCTTAACAATCTTTTCTATCTTACTCTCGAACATCTGCTTGGGAAGGTCATGCAAATCTTCCATACTGATGTTCATTAGGTTGGCATCAATGCGCTCTGCGATGCGTTCTTCCGCCATCTCTAGTGTAATGTATAGAACATTCTTACCTTGAGACATACAGTTTGCAGCCACATGGCACATAAACAAACTCTTTCCGACACCAGTGCCAGCGAGTGCAATATTTAGTGTTTTGGGTGGAAGTCCACCCTTAGTGATCTTGTTAAAGAAGTCTAGATCAAAAGGAATCTTCTCTTCTATTGTATGGTAATATTCAAATCTGGATTCTGCGTCCAACAAATAATCGTGACCAATGTTATTGTCAAAACCAACAGCAAGGGCATCAGTGAGTATGCCTGGAATTGCCCCTGCATCTTTGTCCTTATCTTTTCCATCAATAATTCCAATACCTTCGACAATTGCATTGTATACTGCCTTGTCCTTACAGAACTTTTCAGTGGTATCTACGAGCCAATCAAAGTCTACGTCTGTAGACTTCAATGTCTTGATAACCTCTACAACCTTGTCATATTCCGTATCGTTTAAATCTCTTCTACCTTGAACCTCAATCTCTAGCGATGTTTGTGTTGGTATCTTATTGTATTTGTCAACAAACTTAGTAATCTCTTCAAATATGGTACGCTCTGTCTTGTCAGAAAAATAGTCCTTCTTGATAAAGGGTAGCACTTTTCGAGCATACTGCTCATTTGTAACAAGTTGCGTAAGTGCTGTTCGTTCAATCGTTGTATTCAAGATTACCTACCTTTAACTGCTCGTCTAGAATTTCTACCAAAATGTCTCCTAAAGTGTTTCTAAAATCATCTGATGATTCTAAATCTTCTTGATCATACCCATTATAATCTACAATATTGTATTTGAAAGACAGGGGCATATTACCGTTCTCATCTTCATTCTCAGCAACAGATACTTTTCCATACTGATAGATGATACCCTCGTATTTTCCCTGTGTAACCATAATAGAGGCCCACTCTTCTTTACCTCTCGACACATATGTGTAGTTCTCTGGCATCTATTATTCTCCTGCCAAGAAATCTAGAAGATTTCCAGACATTTCTGCAGCTGCCTTACCAATAGGTTTTTCAGTCTTACCAGCAGCACCTATAGTTGCAAGTCTCGTATCAGTATATGCAGTAATCGAGTATCTTGTACCTTCTCCCTTTATTGGGGTTACACCATGTAAGGTATGGCTATCAAACAACGCACAAGTATTATCTGGAATGTCCACCGCAATTCCATACTGTGGAAATGTGAGTAATGCACCAGAATACTCACCATCCTTAAACACAGCCATGGTTGAAAGTCCTTCTGGATAATCACCAGAATCTATATGTGCAGACATAGCTCTTGATTGACTCTCATTATATTTGTTAGCAGACATGGTTGTAACGATACTGTCTTGTATCCTATGTCCTTCTTTGATGTGTTCTCTAGCCCAACTCTTTTGACGATTATACATTTCTGGATTGGCGAGTTCAAATGCTTTCTCATTCCAATATGGCAGTGTTTGTAGATTTTCCCATTTATCAGTGTTATCATTGCACCACCCAGATGTACCTATCGTTCCAGTAAATCTACCTCTTTTATACCCTATCATAATTGAATGGATTTCGTTTCCATATGCAATCATTCCCCACTTACCAGATTTAGTTTTTATAAAGTATGAATTTTCTGTTCTTAATTTATAATCTACATCTTTAACAAGACCCTTTTTTAACATATCTTCTTCAAGTACAGGCCCAGATGCATTTGCCCTCATGGTTGATACATCTGTTATTGATGCAAGTGTGTTTCGTAACAAATTGTCATCATCGTATGCATTTCTTATAAAGTATGCAAGTGGAACATCACTGCCGTCCAGAGCTGCAGTTGGTTTCATGATACCAGTATTCTCTGTGACTCTTATGACTGAATCATATGAGCTATCGTCAAGAAACTTACCTTTCCACTTATCTTCTAGTTCTTTTTTACCTAAATCATATGTTAGATTTATTTTTTTCATTGTGCGGCTCCAATACCTTTTCATATATAGATTCTGCAAGATTTTTCATCATCATAGGAGCAACCATAAGTCCTATTCTTGCGAGTTTTTCATTCAACGTACCTGTATTGATATAGTCCTCTGGTAGTGTCATGATTCTTGCAGATTCTTTTGTTGTGTATCCTCTATCCTCTTCTGGATGTAGATGCACTGCAAGTGATGTCATTAGTCCTTGCTCAGATAGAGTATGTGATGCTTGGTTCCACGGTACTCTTCTTGACTGAAAAAATGAGTTCTTTCTCTCAGGTATACTCTTACCCCACTTCTTTCTATGTGCAATCACCTTATCATACCAAGGAGTTACAGCGTGATCACCTACTGAAATAACTTTTTCTGGATTCTTTGGTAATCGCTTTAACCATTTATGTTTTGCAGACTTCTTCATGAGTTCACGTAACTCATATGCCTCTGCGCCATTCTCATTGTCAAGTGTTAGATCACCAATTGCATCCTCTACAGTTGGCTCTTCATTCGCACCTTCTGGATATATTGAATTGATTAACATCCAAGGCATACCAATATCATCCAGCACATCATTACGCACTGACACGATAAACACTCTCTGACGTTTCTGTGGCACTCCAAAGTGTATACCATTAAGTACCTTATATGTAGTGGTATATCCTTCCTTCTCAAAGTCCTCACACATACGATCTAGATGCTGCTTTGCATAGTCCATAGTCAGACCCTTGACATTCTCACATATAACGACCTTAGGCTTCATCTCACCAGTTATGCGTATCATCTCCCATGTCAGGTCTTCGATATTCTTTTGCTTCATACCGTATGCAACCTTCTCTTTGTTCCAACCCTTCTTCTTAGTACCAGACATAGAAAAAGGTGGGCATGGTGGAGAACCATCCAGTATATCTAACTCACCTACTTTGATTCCTGTCATCTCCATAATCTGTTTACCAGTGACATTCTTAATATCACCACATATGTGAGGAGTGTCTGGCCAGTTTGCAAGATAGGTATTTACTGCGACCTGTTGAAACTCATTGACGAAACGACAATCACCACCAGCCAGTTTATAACCAGCAGATGATCCACCACCGCCTGCAAAGAATGAGATGTATGTGAACCTTTTACGATCAGCTGACTTCTCTAAATCGTCTAGTGTATATCGTTTGTATCGTGTCAACTAAAAAACTCCTCTAGTGATCCCTGCTCTCCGTAGGAACTGTCGATTAACCAATTCATCTTCTCTACAATAAAGTTTAGTGGTTGAACAAAACTCTTATTGAATTGTTCATCATAGTCTATTACACTCAAAATGTCAAGTTCCTTTGGAAACTCTGCTGGAAAAGAAAATGCAGATGCAGTATAGATATTTGGTTGTTTAAGGTTGATAAACTTAATCTTGTCACCCTCTTGAATAAATGGATACTTGTTCTCTAGTTTGTGTTTCTTAATCAGGTGATTGTAGAGTATGGCTCCCTTGACATGAATTGGAGCGCCCTTTGCAAACAGGGATGACTCACCAGTGAACTTCTTTACACCGTTACAACTTCTAGGAAATGCAATCTCTTCTGGTGACAACTTCATAAACTCCTCACGAAACTTCTGTATAAAGGTATTTAGCATTTTCTCATCACCCGTCATCAGGATGTTCATTGCCCCCTTAATCTTGTCTCTACATGGAGCAGGAGTTGAACTCTTAACCGCTTCGATACCCATCATCTTGAGTTTAGGTTCTTTATACCTCACACCTTCGATATCCCAGCAGTTGAGGATATATCGTTTCTTCGCAGTCCATATACCCTTGTCTGCAATCACCTCTCGTTTCATGACCATCTTCTGGTCATATGCATTTACGACTTTAGCAAGGGACTGATAAGATTTGTCAATAAACGGTTCAATTTTATCAGTGGCAATTTTATCCAGAAAATTGACGATGGTTTCTGGAGATGGATTTCTGTCGCCAAAAGACTTAGATATAAGCGTATCAAAAGTGATGTATACAGAATCCGTATCCGATGCAATAACATAATCTTCTTTCTCAGTTCCGATAATCTTGTTGAGATAGATGTTAAGAGCCTTCTCAATCCATCGTATGGATAACTGACCGCTTGTTGTAATACCTTCAGCGTTTCTAAGATCAAAATAGCGAAACCAACTATTCCCAATAGCACCATACGCACTATTAAGGGATATCTTTTTGGCCAACTGAATATTCTCATACCTTGAGATATCCTTGAGATACTTTTTATCCTTAGTGTCCTCATAGTCCTGTTGAGCTTGTAACATAAGCTTTTTATATTTGACACGATCATTATAGATAGTCTCCATTAATTCTGGAAGAAAACCACGTTTATCTTTTCTGTAAAATGCACCATTAGGCGTCATACAATAGTTTGTGGTGTTCTTTACCTTACCATCAAGAATCTTATCAACCATGTCATCAGGCACTTTCTCATTAGATGGTATAAGTGTCTCTGGTGATATATTATACTGCATGATAAGGTGTGGATATAGTGAGTTCAAGTCGAACGACATAATCCACTTATGCATACCCACTTGAGGGTCTTTTACATATGCACCCTCAAACTTATCAAACTTCTCTGCTGGTTTCTTTTGCGGTATAACGATGTTCTTTTCTTTGAGATAGTTGTATATAAGAACATCCCAATACCTCACAGCGCCAAGAACGTCTGTGTAGTTCACCTTTGCATCATACGCCATCGTAAGACATAGTTCAATCAACTTCATCTTATCTTCTAGCTTATCAACGATCTCAACGTCTTGTATGTTGTATTCAATGAATGACTGAAAATCTTTCTGATACCACTCACTAAATGTATTATATGGATTACCATCCTTACTCTCGCCAAGTTCTACCTTTGCAATGTGATCCAGACGATAGGACTCTTGTGCGCTATACGTAAACTTTCGATACAGGTCAAAGTAATCAAGAGCGGCGACACCTTGCATATTATATGTTTGGTGGTTGCGCCCCATCTTGTAAACTTCTCTTTCTTGGACACTGCCCCAAGGAGAAAGACGTTTTAGTTCATCGTCACCAAATAATTTCTTGATACGATTACAGATATATGGAATATCAAAGAACTCTGTATTCCATCCAGTGATGATATCTGGCTGATGTTTTTCCCAGAATATCATGAACTCTTTCAGTAGATGCAGTTCACTCTCACAATGAACATAGGTAACGTCTTCACGATCAGTGGTGAACTCACCAACACCCCACACCACGATCCTTTTACTCTGATGATTTTTGATGGTAATAGACAGCATTTCCTCTTCAGCAAGCTTGGGGTCTGGAAATCCGTTACTACACTGCACCTCAGCGTCTAATGTGACAATGAGTATATCATCCAAGTCCCAATTGACAACACCAGTATAGGTATCAGAGATGTAATTGTATGCAAACTGTGTATTACCATAGACTAACTCAGGTTGAGACTTATGACTTTCAACCCATTCCTTAGCCTCTTTGATATTATCAAACTCTATAGGTAAGACAGGAACACCATCCAATGTCTTATATCCTGTCTCTTGTTGTACAGGAGAGAATAAAGTTGGACGGTATTTTATTTTAAAATTCTGACGTTCACCGTTAATGACAGCACGACAAAATAATTGGTTCCCCCATTGGAGAACATTTGTGTAAAAGTTCATTTAAAGATTGTACCATAAGTTCAAGGTGAAGTCAAGAGACATTTGTAATAAAATAGTGGGGGGCACAAGGCCCCCACACCATTACGCAACTTTTACATAATCATCATATGATACGAGTTCACCATTTTCATACATCTCTTTCTGTACATCGTTCTGAACCTGTGGACAGATACCAACGATTTCATAACCATACTCTGGTTCAATAATTATACGACCTAAAGATTTACCGACTAGAATGAATATATCACGATACGCTTTATCTACCTCAGTCTTAAACTTCTTAACTGCCGCTTGCGCTTTTTCCAGAGTATACTCGTTCACATTAAGTATAACTCTTGTGGTCTTATCTTTCCTTCCATTTGGAATACAAT